TTCAAGATTTTCAAGCATACGAAGACGACTTCCACGGAACTTCAGCGACGTTTCCAACGTCCGCAGATCCCGCAACTCCTTGGTTGATCGTTGACACTTCATCCTCTGGTACACCGACGTACACACGAGGAACCAACGTTGCAACTTTGACACTTGCGGCAACGAGCGAAGTGGAAAACGTTTGCTTGGCACACGGTGACGCTCTGGCATTCGACATCGACGACCTACTTAACATCGAAATGCGAGTACGACTTGGCGTTACGATGACCACCGGGACCGAACTTGTCTTCGGTGTTGGTTCAGCACGAAACGACACGACCGACAGCGTTGCAGCGAATGCTTGGTTCAAGATGGTCGGAGCAAGCTCGACAACTCTCGTTTACCTTGAAACAGACGACGGAGTTCGAGACAACGACGACATTTCGTCAGGCCAATCACTCGGAACCACGTTCAAAAAGTTCTTCATCGACTTCAGCAACAAGCGAGACGTGAAGTTCTACATCGACGGAATCCGAGTTGCTGCTGCGACCACGTTTGACATGAGCGGTTACAGCTCTGGTCTTCAGCCGATTGTTCAGCTTCAAAAGGCCGCAAACGCCAACGTGAACTCGGTCATTTTGGATTACGTGAAGATCAACGCACGACGTAGCTAGCCATGACATTGCACGACACGATCAAAGCAGACGCTGAGACTGTGTTCTGCAACGTCAACGATTTCGCGGAGGTGGTAATCTACTACCCTCGCGAAGGTGATGCACGTGATATTGATGCAGTCGTTGTACGGCAAGCCTTGTCGCTACCGAACGAATACAGCGACTCAATCACACCAGTTTTTGAAATCCACGTTGCCAATAACTCGGAGCGTGGAATCACTTCCGAGGAACTCAACCTTGGAGGGGACAGCCTTTTCTTTGCGGTTCGTGTTGGAGAGGAATCTTCTATGCGATCCATCACGCAACTGTTAGATCACGACGAAGGAATGTTGGTGCTCGAATGTCGGTAGGAGAGCTTCCAGTTGTTGAAAAGATCGCAAGGGAGTTGCTTCGTCGGCTTCGCTTGCTTCTTGGCAACGGAACCTACAACACCAAGGTGAAGGAAGTAGTTAGGCCAGCACGGTTGGAAAGCTACACACCGATGGATAGGCAGATCGTCTTATCGACGGACTCGATTGAAGCAGTTCCCGAGTTGATGTATCCAGGCAATCCTCCAGCGGTTGCAAAGAGAATAACATTTAACATCCATTGCAATCTACTCAACGACGAGAAGTGCTGCGAACCAATCGACTACTTGGTTCACATGTTCGCTGCAGATGTTGAGCAAGTGATAACGGCAGACGATTCGACTTGGCACACGTTCGATGAGAACGCTATCGATGCCGAGTTTCTTTCGCACGTTCCGCACAATGCAGCAGGTGGATTTGATGGAGTGACTGTTCCGATCGCGATCACATACCGCACGGACGAGAACAACCCCTACAACGTGAGGGCATGAGATGAAAATAGACATCGATTCGCAATCGCTAGCCGCAGTCAGAAAGACGATTGAAAGCCTAGGTGCGAATATCAAAAGAGAGCTAAACGTTGCCGTCAACAAGACGGCAAGTCAAGTAAAGATCAAAGCAGCACGCAAGTTGAAAAGCGTTATCCCGGTGCCAGTAAAGGTACTTAAAAAAGCGATCGCAGTAAGCAAAAAATCCGACGTTGCAAACCTGACTTCTGAGATCCTGATGATTCAAGGCTATCCGATTCCTTTGCGATACTTCGGAGCCAAGCAAACAAAGACTGGCGTGACGTATAAAAAGTCAGGGCCAGATAAAGGACGCGGGAACTTACCTGGAGCGTTCATGCTTCATGGTTACTTCCCAATGGTTTACAAGCGCACGACGAAAAAGCGTTTTCCTATTGCTAAACAAAACGGTCCAGCACCAAGCGATTACTACAAATCCGCAGGGGTCACAGACCTAGCTCTAGATACAGCTCGCGACCAACTGCCCAAGCAGATCAACGAGCGAATCAGATTCTTAACCTTAAAAGCTAAAGGCCAATTGAAAGGCAAACAGAAATGACACTATTGAAACGCAAACGAGTATTGGCCGCAAAGATCGAAGCAACACCAGGCACTGCGGAAACTCTTGCCGGTGCCGATGCTTCCTTTAACGTATACAACCTTATGGCACAACAAGAAATCGAACTTGAGACTCGCGAAGCTCAAGGCGGTTTCGGAATGCTCAACTCTGTCGTCGGTGGCTACAAAGGACGAATCACGTTCTCCTGTGACTTCTCGTGGGACGGTACAGCAACCGAGCCATCGTGGGCCGATACGTTCTTGCCAGCGTGCGGTTGGGTGAAATCAGGTCAAGTGTTCACACCACGCACGGAAGACGTAGGAGCAAACGTCAAGACACTGACGATCGCGATCTACCAAGACGGGATGCGGAAGATCCTAGCCGGTGCTGTTGGAAACTTCCAGATGCTGTCACCGACTGGACGGACAGCCGTTTGCAATTTCGACTTCCAAGGGATTTGGCAATCACCAACAGACGTGACGATTCTTGCTCCAACCTATCCAACTGCCAAGGGATTGCGTTACGCATCGTCCACGACTACTTGGGCAAGTAGTGCGTTGTGTTTAGAGAATCTGACTCTAGATTCCGGTAACACAATCGTGATGAAGGAATGCGCGTCAACCGTGTCTGGTTACGATTACGGACTTATCACGAATCGAGTCGTTACAGTCGCAGGAAATCCAGAAGCTCGATTGGTTGCGGGTCAAGATCGCTTTGGTCAATACCTTGCCATGAGCGAAGACGTTCTCACGTGGAGTCTCGATGGTCCAACCAACGCGGTAGCAGTATTCAACGCACCAAAAGCTCAGATCATCGACATCCAGGAAGGTGATCGAAACATGCTCGTCACTGACGAAATCACATGGCAATGCAACCGAAACGGAAGCAACATTGACCAAGAAATTTCTCTTACGTTTACCGCAGCTACCTAATGCCAGTTTTCCTAGAACCGGATCAGTCTTTTCCGATCGTACTCGATTGCGACAAAGACAAACCCAAGGAGTCGCAACCGACATTTCTCGTCAGATCGCAATCCATGCGAGGACAGCGAGAAGTGTTACGCGTGCTCGATGCAGCAACAGACGCAGCCAACGAATCGCTGACTGTAAACGAAATGTTCGAAATGACGATCACCATGCTTTGTAAAGTCATGGTCGGTTGGAGAAATATGGGAAACCATCAGTTTAGCCGCGAAGCAATCGAAGACATCCTGAGCTTTAACGAAGCTCGCGAACTACTTCGCAAGGTTGCATACAACCAAGCAGTTCAGCACGAAGAAAAAAAAAGCTAAGACTAGCGGCAATGATTCGACAGGGCTTGCTCTGTCGCAACTGCACAATCAAGACATGCAAGGATAAAGGGACGGACAGTGAGCCAATTACAATTGAGTGCCCAACTTGCAACGGTAACGGATGCGACCAGTGTAACGATGGCTCTCTCGATGTCGTTGGCTGTCCTAATGTGCAATGTGGAGATGTGGCCTACGTTGCTCGGCTTGCTGACTTGTTTGAAAAAGGGATGCCACCTATCGCTGGTGGTGCTCTTGACCAGTCGGCTTGGTTTCTTGATGCGGTCTCTTTCCTCCGATCCGACGAAGCACAACTAAGGGCAAAATCAGATGGCGAGTGAAAGCGTAAAGATCCTGATTGAAGCCGAGGATTTGGCGTCTGCCAAGATCGCTCAGGCGTCGCAGAAGATCGAACAGAACGTTAAGGATATCAAGAGCGTAGGCGACAAAGCAAAGAAGTCTACTGAGTTTCTTGGTTCTATCGCGGGCTTACTTGGTGGCTCTGAGATAGCTGGATTCGCAAGCCAATTCGCAGGGCTAACAGAAAAGGTTAGTCAGTTTTCCGAAGTATCGAAAGCTGGTGGTGCGGGTGCTCTTGCGTTCAAGGCTGGTCTAGTCGCTGCTGCTGGTGCTATTGCTTTTTCTATCGGTAACGCAATCGGTAACGCAATCTTCCAAGTAGAGAAGTGGAACAAGGAGATTGAGAAAGCTACCGAGCGATCCAACGAACTCAAACAGGCGATCGCTTCTGTAAATCAACTTCGTTTCGACGACAAGACGGTAGATATCGAACTGATTAGAGATCCAGAGGAAAAGAAAGCAGCATACAAGGATTTGCTTGCTGAGTTAAAAACAAACCTAGTCGGCGTTGAACAACAAGCGAAGCAAAGCGAAAAAGCAGCCAAGGAATGGGGCGAAGCTTGGCAAATAACTGGAGACAGAAAAGGATTCGCGAAGATGGCCGAAGAAGAGGCCAAGAACGATCGCGAACGACTGAAAGCACTTCAAGAGCAAGCGAAGGAAGTAGAGCGCATTCTTGGCATTGAAACCGAAAGAGCAGCAAAGCAAAAAGAAAACAAGTCAAAAGATTTTATAGATTCGTTACGAGAACAGCTTGCACTTGAAAAAGCAATCGGAGACCAGCGTTTTGAACTCGAAGCACAGAAGACAGCAGTTGGTGCAGACGTTGGCGTAGCTGCCGATTTACTAAAGCAGATCGAGGCACAAAAGCAACTCGTCGAAGCCGACAAGAAAGCCGCACAAGAAAAAGAACAGAAGATCAAAGAGGAAGAAGCAAACCGAAAGCGCATTATTGATCTCATAGCTAACGAAAACACGAAGAACCAAGAACGCTTAGTCCTACTCAACAAAGGCACCGAAGCAGCAAAGGTATTCAGCCTCGTTCAACAAGGTGTAGCACAAACCGAAGCGGAACGACTAGCAGCGGAATCCGAACGAATCAGCCGACTAGAAAAAGACAAACAGAACCGAGAGGAAGTCAACAAAACTCTGATGCAGCCGCAAGAGGCTTTCCAGTCTCGATTCTTAACTCGTGGACCGATGTCGAATCCAAACGAACGACTGGAAAAGGAAGCCGAGAAGCAAACGCGACTCCAGGAAGAACAAAGGAAACTATTAGAGGCTTTGCGTGAAAACACCAAACCACGACCAGTCAACGTCAAAGATGTGCGATTGGAGGTAGTCGGTTAAATGCCAACAGTCAATCCAGCTATCAAGATGTGGTCGAACCAGTCTTCCAACGCAACGACATCTGAGAACTTTCGCAAGCTAGAGGTTACGTTCTCCGAGACGTACCAGATCACAACGTCTGCAGACGCTGGTGAGCTCGATGTCTACACGCAGGCCGGATTGCCTGGCGTGGCTCAACCCTATCCAGGCTTCCCGTTTGTTGTCGCAGAGGGCGCACAACTCCAGCGAGTGTCTCCGATATTCTGGCTAGCCACAATTGAATACCGTGGAGAGATTGGAGGCATTGCACAAACGAGCGGAGGAAGCGAGCCATCGAATCCTACGTCTCCACTATACGCACCTCCACGCATAACATGGGACGACGTTGAAACATCTGAGGATATCGACGTAGATTTTGACGGAGATCCGATCACCAACACTGCAGGGCAACCCGTAAAGGGTGTCAAAGCTTTGTTCTCTGATCAGCTTCTGACGGTAACGCGTAACTTTTTGGTATTCAACACCTACACGCAAGCCGTCTATCGTAGATCGGTAAACTCCGACACGTTCCTAGGCTGGCCACCAGGCACCTGTAAACTGATGAAGTTGTCAGCACAGAACGTCATCACGCAATCCGCAGGTGGAAACGAGCCATCCTTTGGTTACTGGACCGTTACAGGTGTTTTCCAATTTCGATTTCCGTACAACACGACACCGGATAAAGCTTGGTACGCGAGATATGTCAGCACCGGATTAAAGCAAAAAGACTCACTAGGTCGTCTGGTTGATGTCGTCGACGATAACAAACTTATTGTAACGACACCGTTTTACCTAGATGCAAACGGCAGAAAAACCACAACACCGTATTGGATCGAGACGAAACTTTACGGTTCATTACCTTACAACGCACTGGGACTAATCTGATGGCAAATTTAAGTCAAACCCCCGCGAACGTCGCAATGGCAGGGCCCGGACGGGTCAGAGTCGTACAGGTCGGTGAAGCAGTCACGCAAGGTCAGCCCGGATACTTGCTGACATCTGATGGAAAATACTATCAAGCGGACGCAAACGTATCTGCTGTCGTAGCTAGAGCTGTTGGTATCTTCCTGACTCCAGCAGCGACAAACGGGTACGCAGTATTTGCGGAAGGTGCAGGGCTTACGATTAATCTTGGTGCAACTTTGGTTGTCGGAGAAACCTATTGCGTCAGCGCTACGAAGGGAGCTATTGCACCTATTGCCGATTTAACAACAGGTGATTTTCCATGTATTATAGGAACGGCGGCAACAACATCTTCGCTGGTGACGGTATTCAGCTTCGCGGGTGTAGCTAAATAATTATGTCTGAGACTTACAGCGTTCTAAAGCCAGCGTTCGCAGACAAGCTACTAGAGCTCGTCCGTTGGTGGGAACGCTTGCCAGATTCACAATCGACTGACACGGTAACAATCCAAAAGCCGATCTTTTTCCGTAACGATTCAGGAGTCACGATACCACCGTATGGAGCCGTGCAGCTTAGCGGAACAATCGAATCCGGAGTACTTAACTACTCGACGGTAGAGCAAGCCTACGACTACGCGGCAACACAGTCAATTGTCGTTTTCAATAATGCTTTCGAAGTACTCAACGGAGAATACGGTTCAGGACAAGTTGGGCCAGTATTCACGGCAATTCATGACGCAGCGATTACCTACAACGTCGGAGATCGTATGGGTTGGAAGTCTTCAGCGTTTACACTTGGGCTCGGTGCTCCGTTAGTATTTCTTGGTCTCGATGATGTTGCTTCCAACGCATGCAAAGTAGCTTGGGATCATTCCTGCATGATGGGGCAATCGATCCTGCCTATCGCTGACGGTGCATCTGGTGTGGTTCGTCGCAGGAAACTCGGTTCAGGTGGTTTTACCACAGACACGACTCGCAGCTATCCAGCACGAAACGATACAGGTACGTCAATCGATGCAGACAGCCGAATTCTTATGTTTCCATGCGACGGGATTTTCTCCATTGTGCAGGTGTGCTAGATGGGAAAAATCGGCAAGTGCTGTTGTGTCGAGTGTCCGACTCTTGAAGAATTGCCAGATATTTCTATCGCTGGCATGACTCCAACAGGTGATTGGGATAATTCAGTAGGTGGCAATATTTGCTGCTTTGAAAGAACCTACGAATACGACGAAGAACAAGAATGGGTATTGGCACTAGAGGACATCACTGTTGATCGAAGGCTGAACGCAACAAGCGTTGTCGAGTGGCTAAAGTTCAAGCAAACTCCTTTGATGTACTATCGACTTTCAAGAGTCGGAGGAGACTTTGAAGAGTGCCCGACAGAAGGAGACACGCAACCGGACCCGATAGATTGCGGAACTTATGTTCGATGTGCTGTTACAACAGATAAATGTATTAACGAATACCGCGAAAGAACCAAGTTTTGGAAAAAACAAAGAGACGTTATTGTTCGAATCACCAAGGGTAATGTGTCCTGCACTGCGACACCTGTTGAAAAATGGGTCGTGCAAGTCGAACAACGTTTTTGGTGGTCGCAAGTTAGCGCAATATGGGGAACTGCATTTGGGTATTTTTTCAGGTCACGAAATACAGTTTTTGAAACATGCTTTAGCGGAACTATGCCGACAGGCTGGACGAATACCAGCAGCAGCAGTGGTTCGCTCAGTTGGTCGAACGATCTAGGACCAGAAGACGGGACGATCACGGAAGATTTTGTTGTAAAGACAAAGACATACACTACACTTCCCGATCTCGATACGTTTTCGAGTTCAGACGCAGATCCCACAGATTGTTGGGTTATATGTTCGATTTTCGAACAAGATAAAGAAGACCGTTCGTGCATTCAGACGGAAGAAATCTTTGCCGTTATAACGTGCACAACTGACGTAGTGGAGAACGTTCTACTAGATGGTTTTACGAATGTACCATGTACGGGCACTATTTCCGCTTGCGGCAATCGCGTAATCCCTGGTGCGTGCACTTGCAATGTTTGTATTCAATGCGGTGGTGTGTCTGACGATATTTGGGCAATCAACTCGTATGTTGCAGGTCCGACAATCGACTGTGAGGATAGAGAGTATATCGGCTATCGAGTGACATCGACTTGCGATGTGTGCGTTCAGGTTGCAACGTTGACAACTCCGACGGCAAGCATTAATTACACTTGCGGTCCAGCCTGCAACGATGGCAGCACCGGAGATTGCGATACGATTCCGTTCGGATGGTATGAGCACTTCACAGAAGAAAGATGCAAATACAGTGGAGGTGCGGTAGCTTCACAACTCTCGTTTGATTTTGAATACATAAACGAGGAAAGACAGTCTGATGTGTGTCATGACTTTATCGACGTTATTTTAGTGTTTTTCCCAAGTAACGTCACCTTGGCCTACATTGGAAAAGCATCGTTGACTTTGAATAAATACGCACCCGCGATAGCAACACCGCAGACGCTCGTGCCTCCAACAAGATCCTTGACACTTACCACTTTTGAAGTGTTGTTTGCAACACCGCTCGTGACAACACCCGACACGCTTAGCAACACACTGACGACGTTCGCACCGACGATCCTTAATCCTGAGTCAGTTACACCAGCGACTCTAACGCTAACGCTAGCGACGTTTGGACCGACAATCGTTAATCCTGTCGAGACAACACCGGTAACGGCAACCCTCGTCGTATCGGCATTTACACCAACTGCTGCGACACCAGTCGTTGTCACACCGCCACCATTGGCTCTGATAATCGATACCGAAACAACCTGCGAGTTGATACTTACGACGTATCCTCCAGATGTAATTGTTGATTCAGTGCCATGTGTTCCTACTGTCTCAATTGTGAAAAGCGTTACACCGAACCCAATTACCTTGGGCAACATTGCTTCATGGACAATTACAATTACGAATACGTCGAGCTGCGAAGTTCCATCTGGGATCGAAGTGAGCGACCAATTGCCGGATGAAACGGACATACTCTATGAAACAGGTTCTCAGTATGGTGGAACTTCAAACGATTCTACGTCAGCACCGATACTAACTTGGGTCCTTCCAGCAATACCAGTAGGAGACTCTGTTGTACTAGGTTATGACACAGATACACTCTCAACAGGAACATTTACCAACTTAGCAACAATCGATGCGGGAACTGGCATGGGACAATCAGACTCCGAAAGCCTAACCGTAAACTAACACAACAGAAGTAACTTGGGACGATGCTGCCAGGTTATGGAATTGGAATCAGCATCAGCACACAACGGAGAGATAATCATGGCAGCAGGATCTTGGACATTTACAAACGGCGGCAGAACCAGTCTTCTCGATGGGACGTTCGATATCAACAGCGACACGTGGAAGATGGCATTGTTCCTTTCTACGTCGAATATCTCAGCAAGCAGCACGACATACGCAGGGCTCACCAACGAGCACGCAAACAATAACGGTTACACCACCGGAGGAAACGCTATAACGTTGACTCTAGCAGGCACCACGACCGTAACAGTAGATATTGCAACCGATCCGGTCTGGACTGCTTCAGGTGGCTCGATTGTCGCACGCTTCGCGGTAATCTACGAAGTCGCAGGAAACGTACTGTGTTACTGCCTACTCGACAACACACCGGCGGACGTCACTGCAACTTCTGGCAATACCCTAACGGTCGCTGCTCACAGCTCAGGCGTGTTTACGTTGTCATAACATGAAATTCTCCTGGAACCGAAGCCATTCTTCGCGAGAAGAACCAGAAACTAATGACGAAAAAAAACAACGAAGGGGTGCTTACGCGTGGAAAGTCGTTCACACCTATTCGATCACAACGCGAGAAAACTGGAATCCTTTTGATGCACAGCGTTTTTTCTTCCATGTGTTCTGGAACTTAATCCCAAAGGAAGGTTGTTCATGCAGCGAGTTCTTCGTTAATTATTGCAGTGCCCACCCACCAGATTTTTCTACGGCAGAGAAGTTTTTCACATGGACATGGGAAGCCCACAACGCAGTCAACGCAAAGCTCGGCAAGCCTGAGATCGAATGGAATGAAGCTTGCAATTTATGGAACTGGAAACCGCAAAAGGAATGAACAACAATGACCCCACCGAAGACAGCAGCTAGAATCCTGGCCGAAGAGTTATGCGCAAAGTATCCAGACCACTCCAATTTAGGATTGGCAAAGAAACTCCGCACCGATCACCCCGAATGCTTTTCTAGTGCAGAGCAGGCTAGAGGTTTCATTCGAATGATACGCGGTGCTCATGGTAAGAGAAGCAAGCGGCAAGCGACACAACCTAGGCCGAAAGGTCATGCTGGGACGAAGCCGAAATGCCCTCCTAGCTTTGAAGACGAATGGGAAGTATTCGATTTAGGTAGCGAGATCGACGTTGGTATTCTTTCGGATGCTCACATACCGTATCACGTTCCATTAGCTTTAGAATCCGGTGTAGCTGATCTCAAAAAAAGAAACCCAGACGTTATTCTAATCAATGGAGATTGGTGCGACTTCTACCAGGTATCACGCTGGCAACGTGACCCGTCAAAAAGACGATTCAGCGAAGAGTTAAAGGTGATCAAAGCAAGCCTAGAATGGCTTCGTTCTGAGTTTCCAAAAAAACGCATCGTTATGAAAGCAGGAAACCATGAAGAAAGATGGGATCACTTTATTTGGAATAGAGCCCCTGAGATTTATGATCTAGCTAACGTACAACTTCCGCAGCTTGTCGAGCTTGCGAAATTTGGAATTGAGTACGTTGCAGATCAGCGAATAATCATGGCAGGAAAACTACCGATCCTGCATGGCCACGAATTTGGGAGCTCGTCTTTCTTCTCTCCAGTCAATCCGGCTAGAGGTGCATTTCTCAGGACTAACCACACAGTTTTGGTTGGTCACTCACATCAAACAAGCAGCCATGCGGACAGTGATTTGATGCATGCCGAAACATTTGTTTGGTCTGTTGGTTGCCTGTGTGGATTGACTCCATCTTACAGGAGAACTAACAAGTGGAACTGGGGATGCGCGTTCGTTGAAGTTTCGAAAGATGGATCGTTCGACGTTTCCAATATGCGAATAGCCAAAGATGGAACGGTTCGAAAATCATGATCGCAAAACCAAACATTGGAGACGTTATCGAAGTCGTCTTCCTCGACCACGCAGAAGGCCCACAAACACTCTCCTTTCGCGTCTTCGGTCGTCTAGCCGCAAAGACTCGACTCAACTACGTAATCGATTGCTGGGAGCCAGAGGACGCTTCTACAGACGATGCGAACGGATTTAACCGCCACCAGTATTCGATCCTGAGAAAAACGATCAAAGAGCTGCACATCTTGAAACGAAAATAGGCTAGTTTTTGTTACGAAAATAATTCCAAAAATCTTTTCCTCATGCTGTTGACTACCGTACGACGATACGGTATAGTAACTACATCAGACGCCAGCAAAGCAAACAAGGAAACGAAAAATGGTACTAATCAAAGAAATTGATAGCACAAAAGTAAACGGTGTCAAAACAACATACGTCGAAATGGCTACAGAAAAGCGAGAAGCTATGGTTTCCTTTTGCCCGTCAAATGTTTTTCCAGTCGCTGTTTACACAACAAAAACTCTTTCCGCTGGACGAACCTTTAAGAGTTGGGAAGAAGCTATCTCAGCTTATAAAAATGCAAACATTGTAGAAATGATCGAGACAGCAAAACGAGTGGTAAGCTAAACTCACTGACGAGCTGGCGAGACTCCAGCGAAACACCTTCGGGTGTCTGAGTAAATTCAGCCGAAAGGCCCGCCTCGACGGTTTCGAGCTTTGGAGATTTGGAATGATGGCAACAATGACCGCTCAAGAATTCGTAAACTCAATTGAATTTCCTTGTTTCTTTTTTTCTGGCAACGGCGCACCAGCGGGACAAACATACGCAATCTTGGAAAACACAGAATTACCTGTGAACCTTGAGGATGTAAAAGGTGAGATCGAAGCAGACGGAGGTTTCATCTGCACGAATCACGACGACGGCAAAGGCGGCTGGAATCACAGCGACCATCGCGGAAACACGATTACGAAGATCCAAATTTACAGCGACCAAAAGCTTTGGGAGCGAGAGTACGCAGAGTACATGAGCGAAGCTTAACTCACTGACGAGCTGGCGAGACTCCAGCGAAACGGCTTAGGCCGTCTGAGTAAATTCAGCCGCAAGGCCCGCCTCGACGGTTTCGAGCTTTGGGAGATTGAGAAAATGTCGCAAGAAATTCGAAAACCAGCAAACTGGGAAAACAGCACATTCGAAGACTTGTTCACGATTGAAGCTGGACAAGCTTATATTGCCGAGCAATTCGGTGGAAGCGTTGACTCTGTTAAGAATTTTAGATCAAACAGAGAACGTTCTGACGCTTGCAGTTACGAACTATTTAAAGATGGGTCTTTGTGGTTTCACAATAACGCTCAAGACGAAATTTGGGCCGATGTTTCCGACTTCGTTCGTGAGCTGCAATTCACTGGAGTGTACTGGGAAGATACTCGTGATCGCGATGGTTTTCTAGTCGATGCAATGGATCGCAATTTGTTGGTTCACCTGTGGGGTGAAGATGACGCTCGCGAGTTTTTTGAATCTGCTGGTGGGATTGTGTCAGAAGTGGACGTAAACTAATGACCGAACCAAACGATTGGATACGAGACTCGGTAGCCAACGCAGCCGAGTCCCAAGGGCTTACCGCTTACGCAATAGCCAAGCTACTCAACGGCAGTCCAACCGAAGAGACAGTCAAGCGGTATATTGCCAAGCGTTGCCATCTTGGCACGCAGCATGTGTCGAAGATCTGCGATGTGCTGGGGTTGGATTTGCGGGTGAGGAAGAGGAAGTAGCGATGCAACAAAAATTTACGTTTTCGAAATCATTAAAGCAAAAGATATTAGATGACATGTATTTCCTTCGTAGTGTCGTCAACACAAAGAAAATCGGTCGATTTCGAAGAGGGAGTTGTGGAGTAATCCAGTGCAGGATGGACACGATCGAAGACAAGTTGTCTGTTCGTGTGACCATAGGAAAGAGAAGAGCTTTCCAAAAAATCTCTGGAAAGAAACATCAATACCGTCCGTTGTTTGATATTTCGAAAGTTTTGAAAAAATGGCGGTCAATCTCACTCACTTAGGTTTCCTCCTCCATCCATCCACCAAACTGCATGTCGAAACCTCTCCCGTCAGACGAGGATCGAGGTATCTTTTTGTAGTCGCTGACGATGCATGGTCCATCGCTGCGGTTGCGTCTCCACCTTGATTCTTCACTGCACTAGCAACAGTTCTGCGCAAGCGATGGAACGTGCATAGTGAAAACGCAATGGTTGGTCCTACGCTAGTGGATCATTACTACCCATTGCGTTTTCACTTGATTTAGTTCTTGCTAGGTAGCATAATTGAGGAATGATTGCAATGCTAGAGAAATGGATAACAGTTTCGCAAGCAGCCGAGATAATCGGTTGCTCAGGTCAACGTCTGCGTTTTTTGGCAAAGAACAACAAGATACGTTCCGAAAAGGTCGGATCTGTTTGGCTTGTTGATCGAAAACAAGCCGAGATGATGGCTGAAACACCAGCGAAAACAGGCCGACCAAGAAAAAATCAAAAATCCTCTTGACAAATGGTTGCAAGGTCGCAATAACTAGCACGTCGATTGAAAACTGTAGTAAGTGATCAATCGATGAACAAACTAGCGACTTTTTGGATCTGCTGATCCACCTAGTCGTATTCAACGACTTTTGAGTGCATGGCGAGCGACGCTAACGGATGCACAGATTGGAATCTATTTGTATGGTTTCGACGACCATTAAGGTTTTGGATGTTGTGTTCCGAAAGGATTTGTATCCCAGGATTGAGCACAACCAGGCGAAGGCGCAGGAGTATTCGGAGAACGTAGAGAACCTACCTCCGATTGAAGTTAATCAGCACAACGAGTTGATCGATGGCTTTCATAGATGGACAGCTCATAAGCTCGCTGGATTGGATGACATTGCAGTTTTGGTTACACCAACAACAAGCGACATGCATCTTTTAGAACTCGCTATCAAGACCAACGCATCGCACGGTTTACAGCTAAGCCAAGGCGACAAGAAGAAGATGGCAATCAAGCTGTACTCGGTTGGTGATCGCAATGCCGACAGAAAGAAAGAGCTTGCTGCTGTTCTTTCGGTTACTGTCCGCGCAATTACTTCGTGGGTTAGTGATCTAGATCAAGCTGAACGCGAAGAGAGGAAGCAAATCATTCGCGACATGTGGCAGAAGTGCTACACGGCTGAGGAGATTGGCGAAGCAGTTGGATTGAGTGGTGGGCAGCTAAAAGAGACAGTTCAGTCTGTTTCGGAAGACATTCTAAAACAGACCAAAGTACAGTTTTCTGAACCTGAATTCAGTGCGCCTGTTTACAACGTGTGGGCATTTGGAAAAAAGACGAATGCCACAGAGCACTTTGGAAATACAGAGCAGCGTATCGTTGACAACCTTCTTTGGTTGTATACGCAGCCTAGTGACATTGTGTTTGATCCGTTTGGCGGTGGAGGTTCTACGCTAGACGTATGTAGGCTTCGTGGCAGACGATGCTGGATAAGCGACAGAAAGCCAAAGCCTGGCATGGAAAACAAGTTGAGGACTATGGATGTTTGCAAGGAGCTTCCAGCGTTGAACAAGAGGTGGTCGGATGTTTCACTAACATATCTTGATCCACCATACTGGAAGCAAGCAGAAGGCGAGTACAGCGATGACGTTGAGGATCTTGCAAACATGTCGCTTGAAGCCTTCACGTCAGCGATGTGTGACATCATTAAGCGGATAGCGTCAAAGCAATCACGCGGTGTCATCGCAATGATAATCCAGCCGACTCAATGGAAGTCTGAACCGAAAGGTGCCTTTTCCGATCACGTTTTTGATATTGTCCAAGGTGTTTTGAAGGTTAAGAACATCAATGTCGAAAATAGGATTTCCTGTCCATACTCGTCGGAGCAATGCAATCCGCAGATGGTTGCGTGGTCAAAAGAGAATAGGAAGCCACTCGTTCTTTCTAGAGAATTAGTTGTTTGGAGAGTTTCCTAATGACGAGAATTCGACATTACGAACAAGATTCTCCTTTTGGTTCTTGGTTGAGAGAGCAAAGCAAATCCAATCTTCCATCGGTTTGTTTGGACGGTGGTTTCACCGCAACTGACGTAGATATGATTGTGATGAGGAGATGGCAAATCAATGAAGTGTCATTGCAGAACATTATGTTTGTTGAGGTCAAAACCAGGAATGGACTTTTGAAGACTGGTCAAGATTACATTTTCAATGCGCTCAATCGTTTTCGCGGAGTTCGTGCCAATGAAGGTTCGAAGGTTCAATTTTATGGTGTCTGCGGACTGTTAATGTCTGGCACATCGCCGCTTGACTCGGAAAAAATAACTTGGTGTCGACAACCTTGGAATAAACCAATTAGAGGTGATACATTTCGGAATGACGAGTTGTCAACGCAGATTAGCGTAGACACTTTGATAAAGATACTTGCGTGGGACTTGCATCCTGTTTCATTGAAGAAATACAAGCCAAGCGTCAAGGGAAATCACGGACAGACAGAGATCGTTACTAAAGAAACGACACTCTTAGGATTTGAAGTTGATCGTGTAATCATCAAGAGATGGTAGCAATTTAGTGCGAGTCATCGGGACTCGTGCGTGCAAAGTTACAGGCAGGTCAGCACAGATTTACGAGGTAATTGAATGAGCACTACAACAGAACAAAACACCACCACAAATCAAAACATGGAGGCAATACGTCTCTCGGTCGAGGTCGTCTGCCTGATGCGACGATCCGGCTACATAGTGAAGGATGACACAGTTTTGGAAGTGATTGAGCTGTGCAGCAAGGTTGCGAAGTAGTCGCGGCAAGGGCAGGCGGGGCGTGCCTTGGCTTGGTTTGGCGAGGAGCCGCGTTGCGGGTGAATAAGTTG